TAATACAAAATTTTTAGATATACAATTTATTATGTATAATGAATTTGCTGAAAATAGACGTATTGAACAAGTAAATGAAAGATTAGGTATTTATAGTCAACTACAACAAGATATTATTACTGGAACTAATTTAGAAGGTGAATTTTCTGAAGAGTTTGTTTTAAAAGATTTAGTTGGTTTTACTAATGAACAGTATAATAAACATATAAGACTTAAAACTAGAGATAAAGCAAAATTTGCTGCAGCCGCAGCAGAAGCAGCCGCTCAAAATGATGAAGATGATTTAGAAAGTATTGAAAATGGAACATCAACTTTTGGTGATGAATCTCAATAATTTAATGTTTTCGAATTAAATAACAAATAAATTAAATAAATAATTAAAAGCTTGAATCAATTTATTTATGGAGGATTGAAAATGAGTATTAAAAAACTAAATGAAGAAATAGAAGATATTACTAACACTGAAGACGAAACTGAGGAAGACGAAATAGAAACTTATGAAGACGAAACTGAAGATAATGAAGAAGAAGAAGAAGAAGAAGAAGAAGAAGAAGAAGAAGAAAATGACACCTTACCTTCATTTGGCGATATAAATCCAGAAGATTTTGATAATAATACAGAAGATGAAGACGAAGATGATGAGCAATCAAAATCGTCAAGTTTAATTAGTATGTTAGTTAATAAAAAATTTAGTCAATTAAAAAAAGATGTAGAAGAAATTGTTGCAAATAAGATTGCATCAAAGATTCAAGATAAAAAAGATGATTTAAAAGCGACTGGCTTTAGATCTGTTGGGAAAAGTTTAGATCCAGATAAGTCAGATACGGAAACAGATTCAGAATAATCTACCGGGAGATAAGATGACAACGAATAATAGACTTAAGCTAATTAGAGAAGAGATAGATTCAGAATCAATCACAAAACAATTAATTGTTGAGGAATCAGGAATTAAGAAATTTAAGATTAAAGGTCCATTTCTTCAAGCAGAAGTTAAAAATAAAAATGGTCGTATATACAAAAACGAAACATTAATACGTGAAGTAGAAAGTTTTCAGACTAAAATATTAAGAGGAAATGCATACGGTGAGTTAGATCATCCACCAACTCCTTCTGTTAAAGGTCATGATGCAGCAATACTTATTACAGATTTAAAAATGGAAGGTAATACTGGAATCGGTGTTGCAACAGTTATGAATACTACTCAAGGTAAAAATATTCAAGCAATGATGGAAGCAGACGGCGCAATTGGTATATCTACAAGAGGTCTTGGAACAATGACTGGTGAATATGTTAATGATGATTTTAGATTAGTTACTGCGGATGCTGTAATAGATCCAAGTGCACCAGACTGTTATGTTGAAGGTATTTTAGAAAATAAAGAGTATATTATTAATGGTGATACAATTGTAGA